GCCTTAGAGGTGCTGCGAGGCACTTCTTTGAACCCTTTTGGAGGATTCCATGGAGACTAGATTCGGTCGTTTACGTTACCGTACCAGACAAGACGGCAAGCAGAACCCTCCCTCTGGGAAGGTGAAGGCTGGTCGCTATATCTGTTACGATCCTATCACGAAGAAAGAGTTAGTCGCTAACTCTGCTGACGCTTTCGCGCAGCAAACTGCTGGTGTAGGAGGCCCCCTGGAGGAGCGGTGCTGGGATGTTTTGAACCCCGGTCCACCGTACCGTACAGGGAGCATCTTCTCCCACGTGAGGATCGAACGGCCGAACTTCGCTGTTAAGCCGGGTGGAACGTGGGAACTTGGCGTGTACCAGCCTCGTCCCACGCTGAGCCAGAGGTACGAGGGGGGATTCTATAATCCCCTCTGGGTTCCTACTCTGGATGGCGGCCTTACGACTGCCCTTCAGAGTTTTGAACCTGATGTGTATTCCGCTCAGCTAAACCCGACTGATCTAGCCTCCCTCGGTAACGCAGCCTATAACAGGCTGCGACCCAAGGTGAACGTTGCTGACCTGGGCCAGAGCATCGCCGAGGCCCGGGATCTCCCCCGTATGCTCCAGACAACAGGCAAGGCGTTTTCCCAGACATGGGAGCGCATCCTTGCTCCCCGAGACTTTTCTCGGAGGTACCGTCGTCAGGAGCTTGCGCGGGATTTGCGCAACGCCCCTAAAGGGGCTAGCGATCAGTTTCTTAACACCATATTCGGGTGGAAACCTTTCGTTAAGGACGTTGTCGGCGTCTGTGACGTCGTCGTCAACGGCCACGAACTCATCGAGCGCCGAAAGGCATCGAACGATAAGTGGCAGCGAAGGACCTTTACCGAGACTGAGCTCGAGTCCGAGGAGGTTGTCTACTCCCGAACTGATATCGCCGGGTGCCAACCCGTCGACAACAGTTCATTCGGACGTGTAGTGGTACCAGGCTCCAAACGCTACACGATTACTCGTGAAGTCATCACGAAAATCTGGTACGTTGGGGAGTTTAAGTTCTACTACCCCGAGTTCGATGAGAAGTTGAGGAGCGGTTATCCCGCCCTACTGAAGGCCCGGCAATATGCGCGTTTACTCGGCGCTAATGCGGACCCGACACTTCTCTACAAACTGACTCCCTACACTTGGATGGTCGATTGGTTTTCAGATGTTGGCGCTGGCGTTCAACGCCTCCAGGATCTGGCGACTAACTCGGTCGTCTCCAAGTATTTCTACGTCATGAGGACGCGCACCTACCGTTATCGCTTACGTTCTCAGTTCGCGACAACGAAGGGCGCGCATGACTTGTCGTGGTACTACGGTGCCACGGTCAAATCACGTTCCTCAGGAAGTAGTCCTTTTGGGTTCAACCTGAAGATGCCCGATCTCTCGGGCACTCAGTATGCTATCTTGGCTGCCCTTGGTATGTCCAAGTGGTCGCCTTGATATCGGCTGTGCGAGAAAATGAATGTCCATCTATACGAGGGATGGATAAACACCGCGCAGTAAACACTCTCGTGTTCTCTTAGGAGGTCAGCTACGATGCTGAGCGATCCCCAGACTTTAACGATCACTGGCGCGACGGGTTCCCCGTTTACGCTGAACCGTATTTCGACCAAGGACATGGAGTCTACGTACTCGTCCGCGGACGGCACCGTGGTCCTCGTGGTTTCCCACGTGGTGACCAAGGCCGGCCGCGTCCGGACGACGCTCGATTGGACTTGGCGCAAGGTGGTCAATGATCCGATCACCAATGCGGCGACGGACTACGACTCAGTGACGATCCGGACGTTGCGTGATAGGCCTAGTTACGGCTTTTCCGCCGCCGAGATCGACGCCTTCGTCGCAGGCACTGAGGCCTGGACGACCACTGCCATCGAGACGCAGCTCTTCGGGCGCCAGTCGTGAGACTGGCACCTGGGAGCTAGTCGAGATGCTGGCTCTTGCATGTCTGGAGCCTGGCTAAGAGGCCGGGCAGCAGTTCAGTGGCGTAGCTTGAAGCTGGCCTTCCCCGAAAGGAGGGTTGCTTGAAAAGCAACGCAAGTGACCTGCTAGAGGTGCTGGATGCTGTCTATTATGACGCTACCAGCGGGTGTCCCGCAGCAGTCTCTGATGTACGAGATCTGATGACGATCAGATCTCGAGTCGAAAAGGAGGGTATTTCGTTTTTAACGATTACCCTTCCCCAATTCGCAAGAGACGTTGAGACGTCGTTGCGGACTGGTGTTGTTGACTCAACCCTCTTCCGAGAATTCAGGAAGAGAGGACGAATCCCTGCATTTCTGCAAGGTATCGTCAGTCACATTTTCGACAGTGAGACAGGGAGGTTGAAAGATGAAGTTCCCCCGATCTTCGTCGAGGCAGTTCGTCAAATCTGCCTCGTGTTCAAGAAGATGGAGTTGCCGTGCACGCCCGAGAGGGAGCGCGCGGCGATTTCGAACTTTGTTCACGTTGAGCAAAGCTTTAGTGAGTTTTCTGTCCCGTCCTCAGAGCTTATCGCTTTTGAGCGTGTTTCTGAGGTACTGTGGGCTAATTGTCTGGGTGCTATACGCCTGGATGATCTTGTCCCACGGCATGGTCCCGGGGCCACCGCCGAGCGCATTATGGGCAACCAGAAGTGGTCAGTCGGTGAGTGGTACGATCGACTGGAGGTAACCTTTCCTTTCATGGAGAACGCTTATTCCATAAGCGCCTATGGAGGAAAAGCCTACAGAGACGTGACGATTGTGCCAGAGAACGAGGAGCGACCCGTTAGGGTCACCCTTGTTCCCAAAACCCTAAAGTCACCACGAGTTATAGCCATTGAGCCCGTTTGTATGCAGTACGCACAACAAGCGGTTCGATCCGTGCTATATGACGCGATCGAAGGTTACTGGCTAACGCGGGGCCGGATTAACTTCCGAGACCAGCGTGTGAACAGGGCCGCGGCTATGTCTTCCTCGAGGGAAGGTCAATACGCGACCATTGACCTATCTGATGCGAGCGATCGCGTTCCTTACGCGATGGCAGAAATTCTGTTTCGGTCAAATCCAGAACTCTGGGCTCTGATCGACGCTTGCAGATCGAGGAGCGCGGAGCTACCTGATGGTCGAGTGATCGGCCCTCTCGGTAAGTTCGCGTCGATGGGTAGTGCTCTCTGTTTCCCGGTAGAGGCGATGTACTTCTTCACGATTATCGTGACGTCTCTGCTGGCGAGCAGAAACCTCCCGGCAACGCCCGAAAACATCTTCGATGTTAGTAAAGGCGTGTACGTATACGGAGACGATATCATCGTCCCTGTACACTATGCGGGTACGGTGCTTGATTACCTACAGAAGTACAACTGTAAGGTAAACAAGGCTAAGACCTTCACGGAGGGAAACTTCCGTGAGAGTTGCGGTCTAGACGCATTCCGGGGTGATCCGGTAACGCCGGTTTACGTTCGGAGAACGCGTCCTAGGCACCGGCAGCAAGCTGCTGAATTGGTATCTTGGGTGGCCACTGCCAACCTCTTCTACCAGAAGGGATATTGGCGAACGGCGGACCTCATGTTTCGCACATGTGAGGCCATCATAGGGGACCTCCCCTATGTTTCCCCAGATTCATCAGCGCTTGGCAGAGTATCGTTTCTCGGTTATCGGACCGTCGAGAGATGGTCCGGTGATTTACCAACCACTCACAAAATGAGTGGGTATCAGGCTTTTCTTGTAAAAGCCTGGGTTCCGAGCCCCGTCTATAGCAGTGATCGTATAGACGGGTACTCCGCCCTCCAGAAGAGTTTGGTGCGACTCGCGTCCTCTGATCTCAATTCAACCAAGCTTGAGTTTGAAAGGCTCAGGTCTTGGGAGATCAAGATACAGGACGAAATCGTTACCGATCCGCTTCATATGGAGCGTACTGCACGGCACGGCGCCGTTACACTAAAACGCC